TGGGGTCCCGGATGTTCGTGATCGGAGGCACTTTGAGTAGGTCAAGCGCCATATTGCAGAGTTCAACTTCGCTCAATACAGAAGGCATACGCGAGCTCCTTATCCCAAAAAAGCGTACCGCCTACCCGCTATGCGGTGGTGGTACGCTTTTTAGGTTGTCTGTTACGTCTTTACTACGCGGACTTCACGAAAATCGCACGCACCGCAACGGTACCCGAGCCCGTACCGACCGTATTAGCGGTCAGCGCCAGGTCGTATTCCATTTCGGGGGTGGTTTCCGAGTCCCCGGCGAGCGCATACACGTTGTCGCCGATCTCATCGATCTCAAGCGAGGCCAGACCGTTCTGCTCCGACCCCATCGCCTTGCCGGCCGAGAGGTTTGCCCCGTCCATAAGGACGTCTTTAACCTTCACCGCACCGCCGTTCTCAAGCGTCTCGTAGAGCCCGAGATCGTAATCCGTGGCGCCAGTTATGGCGTCACAGTTGATGTCGATCTGGACCGGGATCATATTCCCGTTGACCCGGAAGAGACGATATATCGAACCGTCGCTATCCGCCGCGGCAACTTCGAACTGTGTCTCCATGACGACCGCTTCGCCGCCACGGTTGAACACGTTTTCCGTGTTTGAAGAAACATACGCGTTAATGACCGCCATGATTAAACCCTCCGTAATTATTGAGCGAACCCCGCCGCCGTTATTGACGGCGGGGTATAACCTTCAAACGAACGCTTATGAGGCGGTCGTGGTGACTTTCTGCACTCTGTCTTCGTCCGTCCGTACCGCACCGATCTCACCGAGGACCTGGATATAGGTGCTCTCGATGTAGCCCGGGTAGTCCGGAATGACCTTCACCCCGAACTCTTTGGACATACCGTAGATCAAGCCCCGGTTAGAGGCGGCAAAGCACGTGCGAACCGCGGCCGTAACGTCAAGCTGCGGGTTATCGACGCCGCTTCCGAACGTAACCAGATCCATGCCGAGCACCTGGACCACCTGGCCCTTGTCGACAACGTAGTTACGGCTGAAATCGCCGGAGGTGAGCTGCGTGATGTTGAAGAGCTGCGTCTCTTCCTGCTCCGAAATGCCGATAAGAATGTTCTCCGGCATATCGGTCCCGACTTCTTTCTTCCGGAAATTCGCCCGGATCTCGAGAAGTTTGGCGTACGTGAGGCCGGCAGTCGCGTTGACCGTCTGGCCGCCGCCACCCGCGAACGTCACCGTAGTATCGAACCTGCGGCCGGTCGCCACGTCAGCGAAGAGAGCCGTGATACCGATCGCGTCGGCTTTCCGGTAGATCGCGTACATGCAGTCGCGGACGAGCTTCGAACTCGGGTTCTCGAACATGCCACGGACATCCCGGTTGTCGACAATGAGCTCGACAACGATACGATCCCTCAACATTCTGCGCCGTGAGAAATCGGGGTTTACCGGGCTGATACGGGGGTTTCTTTCGTTCGCCGTGCGCGCGGTGACAGTGCCGGTACCGTCGTACGACCACTCATCGGCCGTCACGGGAACAGAGGGAAAGCGGCCCATAAGGCGGCTTTTAGTCTGCTGCGCTTCGACGTGCAGGAGATTCGAAAACTGTGTTATTAGGACATTATCTATGGGGGCTGCCATTTGGAGATCCTCCGTTGCTACGATAAACAACCATTTTGAACAATGGCGCTCCCCGCAACAACGGACGCCGGTGTACCTATGTGGGAAGGTACGCCCGAATATATAGGACGCTTTCGCGCTCCCCTATATATCACCCCAAATATACACTATGTAAATCGAAAATGCAAATTTATTTTTTCAACGCCCGCATCTTCGCCATGATCGCGGTGTTCTGATCCATGATCTTTTGGTGATCCGCGTGACGAAAATCAGAGAACGCCGGGTTCTTCATAAGCTCGCGCTGTTGGGCGGAGAGCGCCTCATACGAAGCCTCGTCCGTCCCGCCACCACCCGCACCGCCTCTGAACGCGTCCTCTTTGATATACTTATTCACGATACCATTAAGCGCCGCCGTAATAACGGTGAGAGCATTATTGTCCAGCTTATCGACCATCGCGAGCACTTCGGGGGTATTGTTCTCCTGGAGGAGTTTCTTCGCGTTCGCGATAGCGAGATCTTTTCTCTCCCCGAAAAGTTTAGCGGTCACGGCATCGAACTGGGCGTCGAGAGCTTTGTTCGCTTCGAGGACTTTTAAATGCTCGCCGTACATCATCTTCTCGAAGCCCATCTGGAGTTTCTTCGCCGCTTCTTTCGGTATGCCGACGTCGTGCATGAGCTTCTTTACCGCGGCGTCCGTTTCGGGGATACGCTTGGCGCCTTTGAGTTCGTCTATATCGACGAACTCATACTCTTCGGGTTTTGCGGGAACCCCGAGCGCGGCGCGAAAAGCGTTCACCTCTTCCGGGGCGGCTTTCTCCCCCGGGATGATGACACCTTTTTTCCCGACAGTAGTGTTCAGATTATCGACCCACTTAAAAAAGGTTTCGGGATCCTTAGCGTTCTGTTGGACCCAATCACGGCCCTTGTACGTCTCGGGGATTATCGAAGATATCTCGGCCGGCGCGCCGCCGCCCGCCGGGCCCGTTCCGCCGCCGCCACCTGCGCCCTGTCCGCTATCCGCTGTCGCCATTTTTGGGTACCTCCTCTACCTCTTCACGTTTAAAATCAAGTTCAACAGCTTTTATGACTTCCGGGGCCATAAGCTGCCTAAGCCGGAGATACACGTCACGGCGCGCGTTATTGTGGAATGTCGCTTCCATATCGACTTTCCCCGACTTAGTGACAACCGTCGAGGGGAGAGCGAAACCCGTATCGATAAAGAGGAAATTTAAGAGGGTACGGCCGTCATCCGTCGCGGCTACCCGGGAGATCGCCGCGACCAATCTGTTCCTCGCGGCGATCGCTTTCTCGTTTACTTTCATTCGGCTTGGGCTTTCTGGGCGGCCGCGGCGTCTTTCCCGGCCCCGGCCACGTTTTTAGCGGCTTCCGCACCAACCCGGGCTTTCTCTACTTCCATCGCTTCGGCCTGGGCTTGGCGTTTAGATTGGATATTCGCTTTTGCCGTCTCCACGGCCAATAAGATCTTAGAGGGGGCGCCGCTCAGATCGCGGATAGCTTCGATCGCCTGGGCGACATCGAGATACTCAAACGCTTCCGGGTTTACATTCGTCAGCGCTAAAATACCGTTGATCGTCTCGGTCACCCCGGCTTTCTCTGACGCGCGTAAGAGCTGAGCGGCGGGAGAAATGTACTCGATATCGTAAAGGTTTTTCCCCGCGACAATCGCTTCCTGGACTTCCGGGGGGATAATGATTGGGTCGATACCATTCATCAAAAGCATTTTCTGCCGGGTGACGTCTTCTTCGGACACCCCCATGAGCCCCATCTCAAAAAGGATATTGACTGAACGCTCAATAGCGGGAGTGAGTTGTTCGTTAAAAATACGGGAGTAAACGCTCGAAAGCGCGTCCGAGCGGATATCATACCGGATCTCCGCTTCTCCGAGCGTCATACGTGTCTTATTGTTAAGATCATAGAGCTTATCAATAAGAAAATGCTGCATGATCTCGGTACGGAAACCTTCGATCGCAACGACGACGCTCTGCAATTCGCCGACATCGAAAATAACGCCGATCGGCGGTTGCCCGTTCATACGCCCGGACATATTGAAAACCGAAAGACCGCCGGCCGACGTGTCGACCGTCGAAGCGCCGAGACTACCGTCGTCCAGCGTAAATAGCGGCGGCTCAACTTTTTTCTCGACCCCTACGGTATAGGCTTCTTTGAGCGCGTTAAGCTGGCATATCGCGGGCAACGCATCCATCGCGGGACTGCGGCCGTACGTCTCATTCGCGAGCCGGTACCAGCGACTCACTTTCGAGGGCAGTTCCGTATACCCGCTTTCTTTGAGCATATGCTTATTATCAACTTCGAAATGGTACGAAGCGAACGGCATCGCTTTATTCCCGGCCTGCGGCGCGTCTTTCTTGTCCTCCGTGGTGCGGGGCTCGATAGCGATACAGATCAAAACTTTATCGAGCCGGCTCTTCTCTTCTTTGTATTTTTTCGCCGTGGCTTCGCTCACCTTATCGAGCCCGTAGGTATTCACGACTTGCTCGACGGTCGGCTTTTCGTCGAAATAGAGCGTGTCGACAAACTCATCTTTTGACTGGGCGATACGGAGAGACTGCAATGACCAGCATTTGAATATCAGCGGCGTCACGTAGTCGCCCTGGAACACGCCGAACGCCCCCGTACCAAAAGCCGCCTCTTCGTTCAGCGTCTCCTGGAACGCGAGTTCGAAACCGGCTTTCTCGGTTTCCATGTATTTCGAGATCGCTTTATTGATCGCCTCGTAGTACTTTTTGTGCGTGTCGCTTTGGGAGATATATTCGGGCTGTTTTAACCGGAACGTACGTCCGCCGGTTTTCCAGAGTGACCCCATGACCGCGGAGGTCATGGCTTGTAAAGCGCGGGACGCGGTTGAATCGTTTATAGATCCGTCGTTCTTGAACGCGCCCGGGGACGTCTCAGATTGAAACCCCATCTTTCGCTGATAGACATACTCGGCGAGGATCTCAAACTGGTTATTCCAGGGAGCGCGCTCGTCAACGAGCATCATCCGCTTTTGCAGTAGGTAATCGATAGATTTCGCCACGATGAACGGGTCCCCTTTGGGTTACGAGGCGGACCCTCACGTTAACCCGATT